GTGATTACACCCACTCAGGGTGCAATGGATAATATTCCCCCAGAGGAAGTGCAGTACTTGCAAGAGATGGCAGTTGATTTAATTGCTACCTGTGAGCAAGGTGACCCCAAGGCAGCTTGGGATAAGTTGGAAGGAGAGAACCTTGATGCAGAACAAAAGATTGCATTGTGGACACTCCTACCTAGTAAAGTGCGTGCAGCGTTAAAGAAAGCGAAGGAAATGTAATGGAAAAAAAGGATAACTCAGGCGTGTTGTTCAAAAACGACAAAAAGGAAACAGAGAAACATCCCCACTATAAAGGGAACATAACTGTAGATGGGAAAGACTACTGGTTATCCGCATGGGTTAAAGAGGGTAAGTCAGGAAAGTTTATGGGACTTGCTGTTTCACCAAAAGAACCAATGCCTAAAAAGGCCGATATGTCTGAACACAAAGAGTGGTTAGACGATTTTGATAAAGACCCGTTTTAAGTTAATATAACCACGGGGTGAAAGCTGTTTTTACTTTTTTGAAAGCTAGTAGGCGAACAGTCGTAGCCCCACCCAATAGGAGTTAATAAATGATTTTTGACAACATGAAACAGTCGATGGAGAGATTCTTTGGTACGCCAGCGTTTAAACTGGTTAGACGAGAAGACCCTACAACGAGCCATCAAGCGGCTCAAGCAGTTGATACCACCAAGCTAGAAAGTCTTGTCTACGAGGCTATAAAGGGCTTTCCTGACGGGTGTATCTCAGACGAGATACTAGCCATGTATCCAAACTACCCATATTCCTCTATAACTGCAAGGTATCGTGCCTTGTTAGACAAGGGATTTATTGAAGTTTCGGGGGTCAAACGTGGCAAGTTTGGCAGAAATCAGAGGATTATGAGAGCGATAAAATGATAGAACTACCACCACATTCCAAGATAAGTTATCCATCTACCCCCATGAAAGACTTTAAATGGGAATCAGGATCGGATGTCCAAGCAATTTGGAGAAAACATGGATGGAGTCCACCAAGCGAGAAGATGCTGCCGCCACCACCCGAAAAAGTTATGGAATTAAGGAGAGTGAGATGAGTTATGCCGATATTGAAATAAAGATAATCCAATGGGCAGAAGCTCGAAAGATTATCCCTAATAGCAACCCAGAGTCTCAGCTACTCAAGGCTGTCTCTGAAATAGGAGAACTAGCAGATGCCACCATCAAAAAGGACAAAGAAGCTATTTTGGATTCTGTTGGTGATGTCATGGTCTGCCTTATTAACTACTGCGCTTTGCAAGACATCAATTTGGTAGACTGTATGGAAATTGCGTACGATCAGATCAAAAATCGCAAGGGGATACTATTGCCTAACGGAGTGTTCCAAAAGACACTTGACTGACACATACCAAATTTAGTATGTCATTGCAACAATTGGTTGCGTAAGGAGAAAATTATGAAATTTGAAATGGAATTGGGTTTTGTTGAGAATGAGAAAATTACAATCGAAACGTGGGATTTCGACAAGATTGAGATCATCAAAGATTTTATTGCTTTTCAAGAAGAACATGGCTGGGCGGTTGACTATGAAGCAGTTGACCACGATGATGAAGACTTTGAAGAAGAAACCGAAGAAGAAGAAATCACACCTTTTGCTTTAGATTCTAAAGAAGAACTTTAACCCATAGGTTTACTTTGCCAACAAATAAAGCCCCACATTGCTAAAACTGTACCCTGCGTACACGATAGCCATGTAGGGGTTGTCTTTGTAAAGCTGTTCACCAGCGATGTAGGCATAGATTGCACCCGTCAGAATGATTAGCCATGCACTCAAAATGCACCTACATCAATCACTTCACCCCTAAATTGAACCATGTCCTCATCAAATTTATGGACGAGTTCAGGCCATAAAAGCTGACCATTGAAGAAGTTTAACACCGCAAAGCCTGATCTGTGGTTGTTTGGATTTATCTCAGCATAGTTAAATTGTGGCCCGTCAGTCTCGGCTAAAGTCCCTGTATCTACCCCGTACCGAACCCCGTTGTAGTCAGAGAATGGCGTGACCTTTAACGAATGCAGATGCCCCGTGACCACCGATTTTCCCGCTTGGACAGTATTGTTGTGGGTAGCATGGATTCCATTTTTATATCGGTGCTTGATAATCACATCTTCAGTAGGCCATACTGCCCAACAGAAATCCCACTCGGTTATATGGTCTGTCAGCTTAAAACCGACAACATCCTTAAACTGTGGTGCGTGTTGCGCTAATCTGTTGCCAAACCGAATATCGTGATTGCCCCATGTAAACAGGAGCTTTACATTGTGCCTCGCTGCTTTAGCTACTTCCTCAATCTCACCTAGCGCACCCTGACAAGCCTTTAACTCTTGCATAACAGAAGTTTGGGGTTGGTCAGTTACATCGTGTCTCGATATAGACGCTCCATCAAACGCATCCCCATTACATATCACCGCCTTGGGTTTGAACTGCTGTATAGCCCATAGAAGCCCTTTAAAGGCTGTAGTTCGTTGACCAGGTATGAAGTGAGCATCAGAAAAGACTATTACAGTCCCATCTAGCATTCCAAGCTCTACCTGTTTTAAAGGAGAGAAGGATTTAGGCTTGTTTTTGTCGTATTTAACACCACGATGGTCACTTGCATAAAGTGCCATGTTGTAGTGCTTTTCAATCCATCTTCTACGCAAATGAACAGCCCTATTTGCAATGCCAAGATGATCGGCTACTTTTTGAGCAGACTGAAGTTGACCCCATAACTGGATAAACTCGGTATCGGTACACGTTTCATTAGAACTACCCATTGGAATCCCTTGAAAGTAATTTTTCTAGCAGATTGATAACCCTATGCTCTTGCATTTCAATCTCATCTTGAGATGATTTAGGGTCTTGTGCCACTGTCATTAAATCGTGCAAAAACACATGAAGTAACTCATGCAAAGCAGTCTGATCCAGAGACTCAGGTGTGATCTTCTCAGCACCAAAGTCGCCTAGTCTGTAAGTAGCCAACCTAGCAGAAGCATTAAACTCCACAGAAGCCATAGCAGCCTTTGCTGCCTTGCTTCCTTTCTCTATTCTCCAATCACCAAGACTAAGCACTTGTTGCCACTTTCTGACACTTTGTGCAAACAGTTGTGATTGTTCGGGCGTAGGAATGTTAGGCATTTCAACACCTTATACAAGAATTGTTACAGTTTAATTTAACAAGGCACACTCAGCAACTCTGCGCTTTGTCAGACCTGCTAGAACTTTACCACCGCCTTTATTCCAAAGCATTAGTTGCTCTTTAGCCCCTTCCCAATCTTGGGCATTGATTTTTCGCTTGAGAGTAGATGTTTGGAGTCTGCCAGTACCGAGGTTGTAGCAGAAGTCCACAATGGCATTGCACTTCTTTTCATCTGTCAGAAGAATTGGGCAGTTTCTGACAACGCCTGGTAGGTAAGTATGCTCTAGCTCAATCATTAAAAGCAAATGAGCCTCTTCTTGACTCATTGGAGGGTCTTCTAAGGTCACTTTACGCTTGTCGGCATAGTAAGTAGACCCGTAGCCAATCGTAGCCACGTTAGCGGGGCAAAGGTAGGGCTTAGAACGAAAGCCCTCAAACCTTTTACATAGTTCTGCTGCCAACTCTAAGTTCATAACCCACGCTTAGACAGAGTTCTATCAAGAAACCAATAGTTGATTGTTCCTGATAGCAAAGCAGAAAAGTCTGGGGTCATCATTGTTTTGAAGACTTCAACAGCGGGAGCACCACCTAACCAAGCGTTGTATGCAAACCAAACATGGATAAATGACCAAACAAACAGAACCCAATAAGTGACTACAGGACGCACAGATGCAGAAAGTGAGGCTACCCATCCACCTGCCGCCTTAACCATCGTTGCTTGCTGTTCTATGGCTGATTGAAAGGCATTCATGACACCTACGTCAACAGCGGCCTCTCTTTGTGCGCCTATTTCTGCGAGTTTCTGTGCGCCTCTTTGTTGTTCAAGATCGCATTGAAACTTAAACATATTGAGTTCATGTGCTCGTTCGTTCTTCTTGTCCATCCATTTAAGGACTTCAGGGGCTAGTCG